TGACCGGCACATGATCTAGTGGCGGCGATACCGCGCGAAACCAATCCGGCACGTTAAAGCCGGGGCACGCTTTAGCCGCGTATTGATTGTGTCCTGTGATTTTCACCACGCCGAACCGCTTGCGAAGATCCGCAATCAGCTTGCGCAGCGCCGCCTCTTGCGCGGGGGTGAAATGATCTGCGAATTGATCCGTTTCCGCCGACCCATGCCCGCCGAATAGGCTAATGCCGATGGTGCCTGTATTGTGGCCTGCAACGTGCGCCCCTATCTTTTCAATCGGCCTACCATTGGCAACCGTTCCATCGCGGTCGATCAGGTAATGATAGCCGATGTCGTTCCACCCGCGGTCCTGAACGTGCCACCGTTTAATCTCGGCCACCTTTTCCGATGTGCGCTTGCCTGCCCACCAGTCCGCCCGCGTGGCCGTGCAATGCACGATGATTTCGTTAATGGATCTCATTGTCCCAACCTTCTCAAAACGTCTTTTATGTCAGACCGGATTTCTGCAATCATCTTGTTTGCCTCTCCGCGCTGCTCTTTTTGCGCGTCCATATCCTCTTTGCGCTGCGCCCATAGCCTGCGCACCTCTGCCGCGTTGGAAATGCCGCGCGCCTCAAGCCGGACCAGCCAAACAATTGCAGCCAACGCGCCGACGATGACGCCCCAAAATTCCCTGATTAAGTCGGCCATCATTTCCACTTCCACATGATCACGCCGACAGTCATTGCAAATCGCTCAATTGATCCAACGCCGCTTGCTTTTAGAGCATCATTGAATAGCGCCGCCGATGCCACCCTGTCCCAATTGTCGAACAGCGCCCAATCGTGCAACGCCGCCGCCTTTAGATATCGCGGATTGTGCGGGCTGAATAGCCACCGAAGCCACCACGGCACGGACATATCAAACGCAAAGCCCCACGGCACGCGCACCCATAGTCCGGAGCCGATCTTGCCAACTTCCCATTGCAAAACCGCCGTTGTGACGTATGCATCACCTTGCGGTTTGTGCCAGTCGGATTGATCGGTGAATATGCTCACAGCACAATCCCCATGGCATAGCGAAATATGTCGTCAATCTGTGCGTCGGTGAATTGATCGCCTTTTAGTGCGTCAATAAACGGCGATGCGCGCCTGATTTCATCGGCATATTCCCAGACTATACTTGCCGCCGGATCAGCGTCAGCAATGGCCTGCACCGTTGCAAGCAATCCAAGCTGATGCAATGTCAGGCGGATTTGCGCTTGGCTTGCCTTTGTATTTGCGCGCCATGCGGCAATCAATTCATCCGCTGATGGTGGCGATGGCGCTGGCAATGTTGCATCGTCCAAGTCCAGAATGGCGAACAGTGCTGCCGTTTCAGCATCATTCGCGCTGGATGTCGTTGGTATCCATCCATAAACCGGATGGTTAATTTCGCAATCAATCGTGCCAAAAGTGTTGCGCTGTGCGTTTCTGTATTCCATCACGATATCCTCAAAAATAGCGAGGCACGCTCTGCCGATGCATCACCTAAAAAACTGATATAGCCCATGCATTGCCATGTCCCGCTAGGAACTGTTGCACTTGAGCTTATATCCATTGCTTGGGAGCTTGTTCTGTCAACACCTGCGTACCGTATGCTCGAACCCGCAATGGTTCCACCAATATTTATGGCCGAATTGTTTCCAGTTCTTTCCATAAAAGCATACGTCCCAACAGCACCAGCGGTAGCCCCAGCGGTCCTGTTCATCACCCAATCAATTCCAGCGGTTGTGACTGTCGCATCAAGCGCAGCATCAAGCACTCGCGGCGCTCCCGCCGTTCCCTCTGCAATCGCAATTGGATTATCCCGCAATGCCGTGACAGTCGCCGCAGACGGCAAGCCGCCAACGCCCACCGCCGTATTGCTTAAAATGGTGAAATCAGTCACGCTTGCCCCCTAAAGCCATCTGAACGGTGCAGGATTGCCGCCCGCATCATTGCCATCACTGTCTAACCAGTACCCTACCACAGCGCGTTCCTCTTCGCTAGCATCCGCCCAAGTTGCAGGATAAAGCGCATCATCCACCCACAGCCATAGCACGCCCGCCGTGTCGTTGTCTTCTGCCACAAACTTATATCGCCCGTTTGGCGTCACGGCCTCCGCAGATGTAATCAGCCAATTGCCCACACGCGGCGATCCTGAAAAGTCCACATCAAGAAAGTGCGATATATTCGCGCTGTCGCCCGTCCAAAACCGTTCGCTATCCTGCGCCGATACCTCAAAAGTGATCTCCCGCCGCACGTCTTTGAACCGCCCTAAATATGTGCTGGCAAGGTTATTTGCCAAAGCGCCGGTACTAATCCAACGGCACGTCAATTCACGAACCGCAATTTCACCGCCGTATTGGATTTGCTTGTTCACGTCGATAAAAACAGACGATTGCGCATATTTTGTTTTATCCGCCGCGCTGTCCGCCCAATTGCGCAGGCCATAATAAACCCATACTTGCGAAACCCGCTCCTCTGGCTTTTCCTTAATCGCCACGGAACCCGCAAGAATGTTTGCATCCTCGGTCATTGTTTTAGGCACAAAGTCAGGCCGTTGAGCGCGCAGCAATATCTTTTGAATGCGCTCATCCCACCAGATATTAGAAACCGACTGAAGGCATATTTCGCCAATCAACGCATCAATTTGTTCCGGCTTTGTGATGTATCCAGTGAATGTGAACGTAGCCCGCCACAATTCAAACTCAAGATCCCAATCGGCTTTGGTAATAAAGCCCGCGTCAATGCCGCCCCACGTTACTAGCAGATCATAAATGATGTCGGAAAACGGCTCATTGATATATGACAGCACGCGCTGCACGCCGTCGAATTGCTTATGCGTTGCCGCCTCAGACCCAAGTTGCCCGCGCGTGGCGCCCGTAAACACCACGTCATCGCCCGATAGCGCGCGGCCCGTGTATGCGATGATTTCGCTACCAATCCGCACCCATCCGGTTTCGGGATAATCCGCAAGCAATCCGCCCACGGCAGTGAATGTGGTTGCGTCAATTGTAATGTCGCCGGACAGCCCGCCAGGCGATAGCGTTGGAGCTGTGACGCTGGTATCTGTGATCTTGCGCAAGATGTCCTTGACCGTGATCGATACGCCGTCCCGCCCGTGGTCGATCTTTTCAATAACGTATTCGCGTTTGACCATATCGGCCAAGGCATCGCCGCGCACGCCCTCGTATATCCGCACGGTGTAGCCGATGTGAAACGGATTGCGGGCAATCCATTTCGTCCAGAATGTGCCGCGCGTGGTTGGATCATATGCCCGGTCCAAGCGGTACGGGTCTGTGTCCAGATCGTTCCACGGGAAGTCGCCAATTTTGATTGATGCAACCGCGCGATAGCCCAACGGGGTTTTGTTCTGCGATCCGCTTGCCACGTTTAGCGACGTTGGTGCAGTTTGGTAGCCTTTAAGCGCAGGAATTGCCAAGGCGGGCTGATAAGCGTCAACAACGTCAATCCATTCGTTTGCATTTGGCGCAACAAACTTCAGCGACAACTCATCAGTCATATCCAGCGCGGCGCGGAATGTGCATGTTTGGTCAGTGTTATAGCACTTGGTGCCGGTGGCCAGGCAAGGCGACACGCCAAAAACGCGGCTGCAAAGCGGCTGGACGATCTCGACAATCTCAATCGGCTCACGCGCGAACGTCATCTCAAGAACCCCACAACGCTAAAGCCGACCTGCATATAATCGCGCACGCCCATATTGGACGGGCTAACGTCAGATTGCGCCCACGCCCATACGACATCCTCAGGCATACGCGCGGGGTTTCCGATGATGCCGAATGGATAAAGCGGCAACGTCTGCGCGAACGGGTCAAACGTGCTGCGATACCAATCGCCTTTCAAGTGCGTCCAGTCGTATTTGCCAGTCAAGGCAATGCGCTTTTGAGTGCGCCCAACCCATTGCCCAGTTTCAGTGAATGACTGTTGCCCCTCGGTGATGCGGTTTAGGTGCGTTGGTGCAAATCCCGCATAGAATGGCTGCGTCATCTGCAGCGCCGCGCCTGCGCGTATTATGCCGACCACGTTGCCCGTGCCTTCTGATACGCTAACCTTGACGCGCTGCGCCGATATAAGCGCCCCAGCGCCTGTGTTGAACATGGCGGCAATGGTGCTATTGTCTGCGACCGCGATGGTGGCCCGCAAGGTGTATGCCGTGACCAGATCAGGGCTTGTGCTGATTGTGACTGTGCGGCCTGTCAAATTGTGCGCCGATATGAAAACCGTATCCATATCAGCCGCAGCGGCGGCAGTCAGCACCCAGTCATTCGCGCCCGATGCAAGCGTCCACCGCTGCGACGTGTAATCGTTTGTGGCCAGATCCCCAAGCGTGCCGTCCGCTGCGATTGTGCCTGTGATTGGCTGCCATAAGATCCGCGCGTGATTAAGCGGCTGATTTGTCGCGACCGTGTAGCCTGCCGTGTTTAACGTCATGCCAGCACCCCGCGAATTTGCCCGCCGTTGCGTTGCGTTGAGTTTAGCTGATCGATCAGCTGTCGCGCGAAACTCTCGCCAAAGCCCATTGGGTCGTTTTGCAGCGTGAATGCAAACGTCGTGGCCGGTTGTTGCGCTGGTGCCGCTGCCGGTGCCGATCCGCCGCCGCCGCCAGAGGATGCAGCAGCGCCGCCGCTATCGTTTACGCCCTTGATTGCCGCAACAAATCCCATGCCTTTGGCCAAGACTGTTGCAGCCGCCGCAAGGTTTCCGGGGAATGGTAGCTTTAGCGCTTCTGATGCGCCTTGCAACGCGCCAATCAATGCTTGCGCTGCGCCGAATACTTTGGCAATCTTTAGCGCCTTTTTGCTGTGCGATCCCATTGCGTTTAGGATTTCAGCGCCAGCGCCTAGAACGGTGTCAATGCTTGCCATTGCGCCCAACTCTTTAATTTTGCTCAATCGCTCTTGATGCTCTTTTTCCAACCGTTCACGTTGCGTCATAAACTCGGTTTCGGTCAGCAATTCAGCCGCGCGCGCATCTTCCAACAGCGTGCGGTTTTGCTCGTACCATTCCGCAACGGTTTCTTGTTCCGTCATCATGCCTTCCATCAAAGCCTCAAGCCGCGCGGCCATATCGGACGCAATGCCAGCGCCACCGGCAACTCCAGGCGTTGTGGTTGTCACTACAGGCGGAGCGCCTGGCAATGTAACTGCGCCATATTCCGCGCCCGTGATTGCAGATGCCGCGCTTCTGTTATCTCGCCTTGCTTGTTCAAGTGCATTTTCAGCAGCCGCTAGTTTTTCAAGTGATGATCTGTGTGCCAGAACACGCTTGTCCATCGCATAGCCAAGCATTGCCGCGCCCTCAACGTCGGTCAAATTAGCCTCATAAGCAGCAGAGGCAGATAGAAGCATGGCTTTTTGTTTTGCCAATTCACCCTTTGCCGCTTCATATGCGCTTTCGGCGAGCTTGCGGTTGTCATTAGCAAGCGCAATTGCCGCCTTGCCAGCTGATGGCGCTGCGGTTTGATAAAATCCATCAAGCGCGCCATTCAATGCGGACGTACCTGCCGCTGCGTCATAGGCCGCAGTTTCAGCCTCTCCGGCATTGTCCCTGAAGATCAAAAAGTATGCCGCCGCTGCGCCAATTAAACCAGCCGCAATACCAATCGGCCCGCCCAGCAACATAAACGCACCTTTAAGAACAACCACTGCTGCCGATAGAATGCCTGTGGCCGTTGCCCCAGCCATTAAAGCAGTTGCTGTTGCGGTAAGTGATAGAACCATTGCAGGAATTGCAGTTGACGCAAGCCCAGCGATCAAAATTCCCAAAACGTCAAGATTTTCACCAATAAAGCTTATGACTTCGCGAAACTTGCTGCCAGTTCCAACCAACTCAAGAAAGCCGTTTGACAGCGCGACAATAGCAGGGGCAACCTTCGCCGCCATGATATTGCCAAGCCCTCCAAGCGCCATTGCAATGCGCCCGAAAGCATCATTCGCCGCCTCGATTTGATCACTGTCAAACTGCGAAACGGCAATCCCAAATTCCTCTTGAAACCGTGCAGCTTCAGCCGCCTTTGCGGAATAATCCGAAAGCATGTTGATTGCGTCCTTGCCAGACCGCCCAAACACTTCCATCGCAAGCGCCGTCTTTTCGGCAGGGTCTTTTATTGCATCAAGGCTTTCCGCAATCTTGGCAAATTGCTCATCCGGCGAAAGCCCCTGCAAATCGGCAATGGAAAGCCCCAGCTTTCCAAACGCTTCCGTTTGCAGCTTAGTGCCGTTTGACAATTCCACGATATTACGCTGCATCAAGCCAAGCATGGACGACAGCTTGCCGCTTTCAATCCCCGCCTCACCGGCGACCATAGTCATTTTTTGAAACGCGGATGTTGTTAGGCCAAGCGAACGCGCCTGCTTGGCCAGCACGTCTACATTGGCAAGGCTTGCTTTGGTCAGGCCGATCATGGCCGCGCCAGCCGCCGCAATCGCCGCGCCGCCGATCTTGGCAAAACGTGCAAGGTTAGCTTGGCCTTTGGATAGGGCGCTATCAAGGCCGCTTGTGTCGCCGTTAATGTTTACCTTGATTTCCTGCGCGGCCATATTACCAATCCTCTGCCAGATGATCCAATGTTGCGCGGGTTAGATTGCCCGCATAATCGTTGGCCTTGTCACGCGGGCTTTTGTGGTGCCATTCGCAAAACCATTCCGGCAATGTCATTTCCCAAAATTCGGTCGGTGACAGCCCCCACTCGCGCCCTATCAAATAGAGGCTGTCCCAATCTATCGCTTCTGCTTCGCTGTCTTGCTCGACGGGGATTTGACGGCGGGGGCCACGGGCTTTTTTTCGTTTGGCTCGACTGGTGTTATTGCAGTTGCAACCGATGTTGCGATTGCATCAATCTGGCCTTGCGTTGCCGTCATGATGTAGCCGAAAACTTCATCCTCGGTGACGACAGCGCCGCCAGCCTTTAGGAACTCCGCAGCGACAAATGCCAGCGACGGTGCGCTAATAGGCCCAACCGCAAGCCCGTGCATCAACACGGCGATGTTAACGCCTTGCCCCTCAATGCGCCGCAATAGCTTGTTGGACGGGGTAAAAACGTATTCTTCCCCGCCCCATTCAATCGTGATTTCCCGAAACACGCCCATTATACAGCCGTGTAAACGATTGCGCCGGACGATGCCAACGATGCGCTGAATGTGTTTTCACCATCATGTGCGCCGCCGGTTTCGAACGAACTCAGAAACCAATCTCCGGTAAACGTGCCAACGCTTTCGACCTCAACCTCGTAATCCGACAGCAAGCCAGATCCAGCGCCCATGGCAACGGCCATAAGCGTGCCATCCTTCAAGACGCCTTCAACGGCCAATCCTACGTTGCGCACGGATACATCAGCAAGCATTGTGGTCCAGCCAGCGCTGTCTTTGTCAGTCACGTCGATAGGCTCGTTGTTGATTGTCAGCGTATCGCTGCGCGATCCCAAAATCGCCACGGCGGCAACTCCGGTACCGCTTGAAATGCGCACTCTGCGCCCTGATCCTGCCGCCATTGTGTAGCCTCCTAAGCTGTGTCTGTTACGTTATAACATATCATTTGGCAAAGTGCTAGGCTATGGAAAGAACGCGGTAGGACATCCGGCAACGGCGCGTGATGCCGTCGGGGTCGCGCTCGAATACCATTGCCGTGCATTCTGTTGTGATGTGGCCGGTGACGCCAAGCGCCTGCCGGTGCATCCGATCATACACGGCCTTGCTGATTGCCTTGATGTTGATGCCGTTGGTCCGCGCCCATACATCAACCTGCACAACCGTATCCTGCCCGATTGCGTCTTTATCGTCGAATGATCCTGACGTAGGAAAAGACATTGTGATAAACGGAAAGCCCACGGGATCGCCCCCGTCCGTCAGTTGCGGCACCCATTCATTGAATACCGCCGTGACGCCGTATGCTGTGGAAAGCGTGGCCGTGACGCTGGACACATTCAGCCGCGCAAATATTGCCGTTTGCAGCTCAATCGGATTCATTTGGCAAGCCTTTCCAATGTTTTCAGCACGCGCTCGTTTAGCTTAACTTGGCCTTTGATGGTTTCAGGTTGCCAAACAGGACGCGGCGCAATCTTTTTAGTGCCGTATTCCAGATAATAGGCATATGCCAAACGGCTGCCGATGGTCGCGCTCATCTTGGTGTCTTGCTTGAAATACATAGACGAAATAAGCCCGCCAGTGTCAGTTGACGGCGCATCACCCGGCGCGGATGACGTGTGCGTTGGGCTAAGGTTAGCTTTTCCGTCACTTTTGAATACCGCGACAATTTTGTTAGGACCGTTTGCACTAAACGACCCGGCATAGACGCGCATCAATCCATCATCCCCAGCAATCCGATGATATGTTACGCCCTTGCCTTTTTTCCTGATCTCTTTTTGAACGGAAAGATTTATGTCAAAAGCAACAGCTTTCACGTCCTTGCCGATTGCGTCCACAGCCGCCTTGCCATACTTACGCAGCGCGGCTTGAACCTGGCCCATGCCCTCGATCTGGATTGTGACGGTCATACCGCGACGCCGCCTTGCACATCGATCTCCAACCACTTGTTATCAAAGTCCACATTCTTGATGTAGCGGATGTTGTGACGCAATCCGCGAATTAGAACGCTGTCAGCCTCTCGCAGTGATGCCGTATATCGCACCACCAGCATCAGCTTAACCTCGGCGCTTAACCGTTGCGCTTGTGATGCCTCATAGCCTGACAGCGGCCTTACCATGGCCTTAGTCGGCGCGCCCGTAATCGTGGCCCATGATCCAGCCACTACGTTCCCATCGACGTTGCTTGCCGATCCCATGCGTTGAAACGTGACAGGCTCACGCATCTTCCCAGCGCTATATTTGCAGCATGCCATTATGGTTCACCTAGATCTGGTGAAATGTGAACTGAAATATATCCATTGTTCGGAAATGTCTCTTTTGTTCCGTCGCTATACGTCACTTCAAATTCTGCGTTAAAAAACCCATAGCTTGCAGTATCGCCTGTCGCCCAGGGGTATGAAACAATGCCACCAGTCGCATTTAAGACGTCTGCGCTCGCATCAACAACTGAACCCATATAAAACCTGACAGTTGCGCCAGTTAGATTTACAGGACCGTCATCGGTAGACAACACATATTCAACGGCGGGCGACGTGTCGTTTCGTTTGATAAAGAAAGTCATAATTTTGTCGCCCTATTTTGTGCGCCCGTTATAGCCGTTGCAATGTTAGCGCTTATTCTGCTTGTTGCGATATTAGCACTTTTTGACATTAAAGCAAAACGCCTTGCGCTTGCAGGCTCCGTTGTTCCACTTGCCGTTTGCGCATGTGCCGATCCATTGCCCGATCCTGTGATGATCCGCAGTGCGATACCGGTTGCGGTTTGTATTGAT